AGGAGCATAGATTGAAATTTCTGGTTTAATTGTATCTAGCTCTACAAATAAATAGCTTGACATGTAATTCACCTCTTATTAAACAGACCATTGACCACTAGAGTCTTTAACGAAAACTTTAACAATCTTCTGACCATCTGTAGTTGCTCCTGCTGTCTCTAAATCCAAACCTTTAACGGTTATTGTGATAACTTGTCCCGATGTGAAACTTTCAGTTGCACTTGTATTAGTAGAACCATTAGTAGTAGGTATAGTTGTTCCTGTATTTTCAGTAGCACCTGTAGCACTTACTAACTTAACCTTGTATTCTACGAAGTTTTCATTAGATGAGAACGTGAACGAGAATGTGTTTTTTCCTGTTATTTTAGAAATCTTAGAAACATCTGCTGTTGTAACTGTTACAGTTGGTAGAGAAGTATCCATTGAAATGCTGTCTACTGCGATACCAGAGGCATTGTGAACATCATCTCTAACTCTAATGCTAATTGATTTCGAACCATCTCCTGTTGCCAGTCTTACTTGTGGATTTGCATTGAACGGAATCCATGACGAAGTAACTTCTGTTAACTTGATATTTGTATCATATGTTTCATCCACATTTCCCCAAATTAACATTTGATACCCTGTTTTATCAGCATCGTCTACAGATATATTTAGATTAACTAATTGATTAGTTGTAAATACAGCACCACCAGAGATGTTGATGATTGGGTTTGATGGTGCAGTTGTGTCTAAAAGTATGTAAATATAGTTCATTTTTATTTTCTCCTATTGTCGAATATTGTCGAAACTAATCGAAATACTCAGATTATTTTATTTAAAAATAGAAAAAAAAATAGAAAAGGAGATATATATCTCCTCGCTAAGATTATTTCTTCAATTCTTCTTTAACGGATTTTTTCATTTCTCTTACAGATGACTCAATAATTAAATCAAGTTCTCTCTCAGAAACTTTAACGCCTTTTTCTTTTGCGAATTTCAAAAACTCATGCTTGGCTAGATTTAACTTTTCATCACCTTGAAGGTGTTTATATCCTTGTTCAACAGCTCCAACAATAATTTTACCAATCTCTTTATGGCTTTCGATTTGTGCAACGACACCCTTTTTCTTCAAGAAAGAAGCGACCTGTCTTGCAATCAGTGCAAGTAAACCTGCGATGATTAATCCTATTATATTGATAAGTTCCATTTGTAATATTTCCATTTCAACTTAACATCCTCTTCAAATTATTTACCATGACTATTGATTAATGTCGTTAATCATGGTATAATTAAACTACTTCATAAGATGGTTTGTTAATCTAATATTTAACTCAGCAATCTTAAGTTGTAGCTCTTTATTCTCAACCATCAAACTAATGTTGACAGCTTGTAATTGTTTTATCTCTTCTCTTAAATTCTCAATTTCATCTTTTTGCTCTTGCATCATTTGACGTAATTCTGCAATAAGTTGATATTGGTCTTTAGAAAGTTGCATTCTATCATTAATCGACATGTCTTTTTTATTGTTTGATTTCGTTACAAAGAATGTAATGATAGAACCGAGAATAGCTCCAATTGCAGTTATCCATGCGGAATCTGCAAGTAACCCTAATAAATCCATTTGGATTCCTCCCCTATTTTTCTGCAACCCCTTTTTCCCAAATGTCTTTTTCTATTTTTTACTACTTTAGTAAATTATTAATTTTACTAATAGTATTTTTTCCTGCTAATCCATCAACCTCGCCAGATAGGTAAACCTTTTGGAATCTCATAACAGCATCTTCCGTTTTACTACCAAAACTACCATCTACAATACCAACTTTAAAATTAAGCTTGTTTAAAGCTTCTTGTAAAGCTTTAACATCATTACCTTTTGAACCTTTAGCAAGTGTGCGATGGAAGCTTAGTTTTTTAATTGTAGGCTTAGTAACAGGCTTAGGCTTAGGCTTAGGTGCTACACTAACAGGTATAGAGATAAGATGAATAACATCTCCAATTTGTAGCTCACCAGATTTAACTCTTGGATTAAGCTTTTGCAACTCATCAGAAGTCATTCCGTATTTCTTAGAAATGCTATAGAAAGTTTCACCTTGTTTTACTGTATGAGATTTCGGTTTAGCTACAGGTTTTGGTGCAACTACAGGTTTAGCTACAGGTGCAGGTGCAGGTGTAGGTTTTGCCACTACAGCAACAACAGGTTTAGGAGCGACATACTTAAATTCTCCTAATTGTTTATAGAGTGCAAGAATGTGTTTTCCGTAATCCGCATTCATTGCCCATCGGTTACTTAAATCTTCCCAATGAGGAGCAATTCCACGTGTTACTAAATGGAATCTAGGGTCTAATAATTTCTCTCCCGTAGGAAGTACAGCTTTTGAAGCGTATCCGAAAAGATGTTGAATATGTCCAGTTACTCCTTCACTTACTGTTGCGAAAGAACTGCCTTTCAATCCTTTTTGCGTTACTCCCATTCCACAATAGTTATGTTGGTCGGGTGTTACAGCAGTGCCTCCATCAAACTTGAACCAACTTGTTTCTATGATAGCTTGACAGAACGCTACATCTCCACGAATACCGTATTTTTCCCCTACAGTAACAAAGGCTTTAGCAATAGCATCTATATCTACAGCTTTAGGGTTAATGGATTTCACGAATGATGCCATTTTATCATATTGAACTACTGATTTTCCTGCGATAGCAGAATGGTTTTTATGTGGGTCAACAGCAACAACAGGTTTAGGAGTTGCTAATTTTTTAACATCATTTTTAAAACCTGTGAATAATGATGCGTTTTGAACCCAAGGTGAAGGACAGCTCTTGTGAGTAACGTCATAGTGACGAACGATATCAGTTAGAGGGTCTAACTTGTAAATCTCACATAATTCAAAAGCTACTTGCATAGCTCTTTTAAGAGTGTCTGGATGGAATGAACCATCTTTCTCTACGCATAACTCAATACCAATAGATAAGAAGTTTGCATTAGGTTTTAATTCTGGAACACCCTTATAAGTACCATCATTTGCATGATAAGTAATCTCATTTAAAGGAACTATACATAAAGCTTCAATCTTGTCTACGAATAGATGTGCAGAAGCATATCTACCACTTAGAGTATTGAAATAGTTGTAGTGTCCATTTGCAGTAGCACCAAAGTTTGCTGTCCAATGCATTACAATCTTTCTTACTGCTGTTAACTTTGTTTGTGGTCTAGAATATTTATTAGGTTTAATAAATTTATCTTTCCATATTGCCATTATAATATCCTCCTATTTTATTTCATATATCATTGCTACAAGATTCTCACAAATAGCAATGATATATCATTATTTTGTGTTATTGTTCCGAAACTACATCTCTGTTTTCACGCAAGACTCTATTATCTTCTTGCAACATTCTAATTTCTTCTCGTAAGCTTATGTTGATTTCTTCTATTTTTTTACTCTTAGCATTTGATATAGCCAAGTCTACCTCTAGCGTTCCTATTCTTGTAGCTAATTGATTTACAACATCTTGTACTTCAAATTCCATTTTAATTTTTCCCCTTTTTTAGTCCTATTTGACTTTCAATTCCATTCAATGGATTCTATCTCTTCTTTTGTTGTAGCTTTTTCTACCATTGGTAGAAGTTGTTCTCTGTATTTTCTTATATTGCTATCTTTATGCTGTAACATAATCATAGTTAACTCGTTCATTATTTGTTTATCTATTATTATACGTTCGTAGACACCATCTTTTTTTACTGTCCAACTAATAGCAGGAAGTATTCCAGAATTTAACAAATCTCTAGCACCTTGAAAGTTTAATTGTGCTTCAACATCAAAAGAGAACTTGTAATTAATTCCGCTAATAGTATGATAGAAACCGCTAGATATATGTTTTGCACAGCTCTCGTTTAATTCCAAATCCTTTTGTTCTTTCATATTTTTAAGATATATTTCTTCATTTCTTATTACGCACCCATCTTTATAAATGAATGAGTGCATATCTTCTAGTATCTCTTTTACGTCTTCTACCTCTACTTCCATGCCAACTACACCATTACTGCTTATTGGTGTAGTTCCGCATGTTGTTATTCTATTATTAGAATCAATTAAAATATAGATTTTCATTTTATAATACCTCCATTTACTCTATAATCCTAAAGCAACATAATTTATTATTGTTGCCACTGTGTTAGAACGCATTATCCATAAAGTACATCCTGAGACTGTAACATTTGATACGGTTACTTCTGCAACTCCCGGAGTTCCCGGAACTGTAGTAGCCGCAGTTGCAGTAACATGCGGAATAGTTCTAAGAGACTTGCCGAATGACACGTTAACACTAGTATAGGTGTTTGCAACAGGGGTTACTGATACAGAGCCACTCGCTATTTGATTTTCACCAACCGAGTCACCTTTACCAATCATAGTGAAGTTGTTTGCATAAACATCAACATATCCTGTATCAAGTGCATTTCTTACTTGTATGCCATCTGTACTAGAATTTAAAAACTTCAATCTAGCCGTTCCTCCACCTATCATTCTATGCTTGTAAATACTGTCATCTATACCAAAAGCTATAGCAGGAGAACCTGCAAGGTACATTTGATATATAGACTGAGGAGTAACATCAGTAGTAGCTGTTCCACTTGCACCTGCTTTGTTTACTTTTAAATAGGTGCTTGCATCACTTTGAAACCTAAGTGAATCTCCAGTGTAGTCAATTCTACCTTCAAAGTTAACAATAGAATCTCCAAAGACAATTTGATTACTAACACCACCTGCTATTTGTAGAGTTTGTATTTTACCTGCTGTCATCGTACCTAAGTTAGCGGATAAAGCATCAAGACTAGTTACACTAATTTGAGTAGCTGTTACTGAATCGGCTTCAATTTTACCGCCATCTATAGTAGTTTTGCCTGTTTTTTTCCAACTACCTGTGATATCAGTAATTTTTTTAATTAGATTTACTTTTGCAACATAGTAAGTTTTAAAGTGGTTTCTAAATGTAACACCAACAATTGCACTATTTGATGTCATACTTACTAGCAACGGATTTATATAATTGCTTAATGCTAAATGAGCATCTGTGTAAGCTGTTTTCTCTGTTGTTATTTCATAGGTTGTAGCTTGTGTTTCAAGAGGTATTTTTTCTCCTACAATAATTTCAAACTCTTTTTTAACAGTTGTTTTTTCTGTAGGTGATAAAATAGCATCATTAGACATATCTGATATTTTTGTAAGTGAAGCAGTTGCATCTGTACTAGCTGTATTCCACTTAGTTGCATTAGTAGTAACATTTATACCTGTTTCATAAGCGTTAATTTCTTGCTCTGATGCAGGTCTAATTTTTAATGAATCAAACTGAATAGTTTTAGTAGTAATTGCTCCAAGTGCTGTGAATGCACCCATAGGAAATACTGAATATCCTGTAAATCCTGCTGTTGGTGTAGCAGATGCTACTTTTATAACCTTTGTAACTGTGTACCATTTATTTAAAACAGGAGTACCCATAGCACTACTAATAGGTATATTGTTGTCTATTAAAGAAGTAGCATTATATCTAACCATTACACCTGCACCACCGATAGTTCCACTAGTTAAGTTGAATATAAAATCAACTACTAGATATTGATAATATGGGTGAGTTGTTATAACTGTAGGAGTTAGATATGAGTTTGTACCTGCTGTTACAGCAAACTGTACAGCGTTACCCATACCATTTCCAGAAGCAACTTTTGTCAATCCTGTTACTGCTGTTTGGCTATAACCTGCGGGATTTGTGCCTGTCCAATCTAAGAAGTTAGGATTGTCGTTAATAATAGCTCCATTTGAATTTGATAATATACCTTTTGTAGAAGTATCAAAACTACTGAATGTTACTGCACCTGTTATATCAATCTTAGTAGCACTAATCTTGATTGCTTCTGCTGTTTGATTTATAGATGAAATAATAGCGTTAGTTGCAACTTTTGCTCCCATTGCGTTTATGTATGTTGTAGAACTTGTAACTGTATTAGTTATAGCAGTAGGAGTAATTTTTGTTTCTGCTGTGTCCATTCTGCCTACTAATCCAACATAATCAGTAGATTGAGTTACTGTTGAAACTATGGCACTAGGAGTAATTTTAGTCTCTGCTGTACTCACTCTTGTAGCCAGAGGTACAACCGTACTAGTATTAAAGGCATTAATTTTAGCCTGTGAACCTACTGTATCTTCAATTTGCACCCAAGCTGTCCATACGGTTGTTGATGTGCCTCTTCTTTCAAATGTTCCATCAGCACTTGCAAATGTTTGTTTAATAGCTCCACCACTAGAGTCAGACCAAGGTGTCTCTGTAGTTAAGTTACCATAGGTAGCACTTCCTCCTGTTACACCTATTACTGCTTTTGTTTTAAATTCTTCAATAGTTTGTCTTGGGAAGTTAGTCCAATAATATGAAGGTAATTCATTAGTTGTTCTCGTATCTCTAATCTGTTTATCATTAGCTATAGATACGTTGACTTCTGTTTGAGAGACTTTTGACGTAATAGCTCCTGCTGTTGTACTACTTTGTGCCTTTAAAGCAATGTAGTCATCAGAACTAGTTACTGTACTAAGTATTTCCGAATCAGTAATTTTAAATTCGACACTATTTAATCTCTCTTGTAAATCTAAAGGTGAGTGCGACCAGTCACTTGCTTTATTACCTGTTTCAATCATAATTCCTGTTGTCCAAAATTCACCTGTACAATTTTCAAGACCATGTTTAAATGATATCTTTGAAAGTTTAGTTGCTGTTGCAGGTAATGATAGTTTGAATGTTGCACTATATTTTGCCCAAACAGTATTTGTTCCTGCTATGTAAGCTACTTCTGTAGTTGTAGTTGGAGTTGCAAATCTTGGATAGCTATACACTTTAGTAGCTGTAGCAGTCGTTCCTTCGATAACAATTTCTCCAAACCTACCAGAGCTAGATGCTACTGCACCAACTACAATGTTTTGATATCTTAACCAGAATGACACTGTAATCTGCTTGTCTACCATAGCTTCCGCTATCAATCCATCCCAAAGTATAGGACTAAAAATACCACCATTTGCATTAGTTGTATTTTTTTACGTGATAAGCATATCTGAATGGTGGCTTTTCTGCTGATATATCCACTACTTCTTTTACTTGACCTGCATAACTAGCAGACCACAATGGTTTAGTTAAATCTATAACTGCAAAGTTACCATTACTAGCATAGTTAGCTCCACCAACTTCAACATCATCAACATTTTGTTTAAGTTTCTCTGCTGTTGCTGTTGTTAAATCTAGTTCTGCTTTGTAGTAATTCAACCAATTCGTTCTAAACGTATCTTTTACAACAGTTATGTATGTATCTTGGGTAGTCGTTCTCAAATCCCAAGGGTCGATAGGTGTCAACGCTTCAAGATATGTTTTTAGAGCATTGTAAGTAGTTAATACAGCTACATATCTGGCATCTGTTACTGACAATCCTGCCATAACTGCACCTTTTCTGACGTTGTAGAAAGTGCCTTTACCGCTAGTACCTGCATCGTTAGTTGCTGTAGTAGGCATAGTAGTTGTTGCATCTGCTAATACATATCCGATTATATCTGCGATTTTATCTTTAACCACTTGTCGTTCTGCAAAATCTAGTATATTATCGTTAGCCATATTGCCTAAAGTTAATTCAATGTCTGTGATAGCATCATCTATATCTTCTGGTGCAGGAGTCCAGTCTGTAGCTAAACTACCTATTTCTAATTTCAAATTAGTAAATATAACATCTGTAGTAAGAGCTTCCGCATTAGTTCTACCACTATATATATTCAAATTTGGAACTTGCGTACTAGTAGGTGTGAAAGTCATTTTCATCTTACCTTTTGGAGTTGTAGGAATTGCTATTGGATATGAACCGTTACTTGTTCCACTAGGATATAATAGAAAAGCTGTTGGAGTTCCAGAGACTATCTCGTAGTCTCCACTAAAGGTATACTCTTGACTATCTTTCAAACTTGTAGAAACTCTTGTAGAGCCAACACCAACAGGAAGTAGTCTTACCTTGCTATCAGTTATTAAATTTCTACTACCAATAATTAATCCTTCTGTTGACTTTTTCCATACTCCACCTTGATAAATATATAGTTGTAATTCAATTGTATTCCACCATAAAGCACCTTCTGTTGGACTTGTTGGTGCAGTAGCTTGTGCTACTACATCATTCATATCTGTAAGGGTTAATTGACCTGTACCTTTTAATGTAGGCATTTACTTTTTCTCCTTTTAATCAAATTAAAGAGAGCCTATAATTAAGCCCTCTTTAACTGTATTTCTTATTTAATTATATCATTATTCTTTACATTTGTCAATTTTCATGCTACGATAGTAATTACTTACTAACGTCAACAACTACGTTTCCAATACCGTTTATATCTACTGCGTTTACAGTTATTGTAGCACCTGCACCTGCAAGAGTTTTATTCAAGCTTCCGTTTGCATTATAAACTGCCCATGCAAATGTGTACCCTGCTGTAGAAAGTTCTACACCATTTTGTAATAGTTGTGCTGTTAAAATAACAGAGCCTTCACCATTTTTGAATATGCTAGCACCTAAAACACTTACTTGAATTGGGTCTGTAACATCTTTTAATACTATTACATTATTATATTTTAAAGTAGCATATGTAGCTATACATCTAAATCCTTCTACTCCTACAATTGCAGTAGCAGGTACGGTCAGAGTGGCTGTCGTATATCCTGTTGTTCCTGCGTTGTAAGTTACATTTAACAATCTCCAACCTGCACCACCATCAGCATCTCCACCAGAAACAGCAGTAGCAGATGGGTCTTGAATGTACCATTTGAATGCAGTAGGTGTAACTGTTGAGCCACCTTTGTAAAGGTCTGCTTGAATAGTTAGAGAGCCAGTACCGTTAGATGTTGTATCTCCACTTGGAGTCCAAAGGTTTAAGTATAAAGCATCTGCTCCAACTGCACCTGTAGCACCATCGACAACAATTGGTATGATTTGCTCATCTAACATTGTTGTTACTCCACCTGCAAGATACATTCTAACTCTGATTGCTTTAATATTTGCCAATGGTGTATAGGCATATGAAGCAATATCAGCAGGAGTTGTATATCTATCTGTGAAAGTTACACCATCTGGTGAATCTGCAATTATATATCTAGCAGAATAGTTACCATAAGTACCTGTACCTGTTTGAGATTTACCACTTACAGTTAAAGTAGTTGGGTTATATACACCAGAAATATTCTTTTGAATTGCATTTGTACTAGGAATCAATCTGTAAAGAGTTGGAGATGTACCTGTAACCCCTGCTTTAATTCTACTAAACGTCTGTTTCTTAGTTAAGTTTATTGCTACGCCTAAAGTAGTTTTACCTGTTATAGTATAAGTAACAGTAGCAGAGTCAACAGTAATTGCAGACATGTTAGCTACAGTAGCATAAACACCACTATCCGCTATAGCTCCTGCTGTAATACCAGATGCAACAGCAGTAACTTTCCAAGTACCATTAGCTGTTCCTACAGCATCGTATGTTAGTGCTGTAGCACCATCATAAACATAGATTTCTGTTCCGCTACCTGTATAAATACCATTAGCACCTGCTGAATCCGTTGGAATAGAATCTGCTTCATTGCTTAATACAGCTAGAATAGCATTTACACCATTATCACCTTTTACACCGTTTGTAATTTTAACAACATCTATATTGGCTTTTAAGGTTACATTGAACCCTGTATCAGCATCAGTATAAACAACTACGCAAGTATAAATTTGGCTATTCTTTGCTGTAAAGTTAGTCTTTACAATAAGAGGTTTAGCTACAGTAGTAGGTGAACCTGTTGCCACTGTATAATCAGTTCCTACCACTTCTGCGATTGGAGTTGTTGTCTGTGTACCTTCATACCATGTTATAGTTACAACATTTGCACTAGGTAACAAGTTAACTCCTGTTCCTCCTGCAATAAATAGCTCTGGTGTAATCACTAGATTGGCAGTTGGGAAGTTTGGTGTATATGTACCTGCATTTGGGTCGAATATTTGTGTGCGTTGATTAGCATTAAGATACAATATTAATTGTTTAGTATCATTTAAATCCGTCAAAGTTAATTGTCCTGTTGAAACTATCGGCATTTTCTATCATCCTTTTTATCTTGTCTATTTTTATACAATATTTATTTCGCACCAAAATGTTGCTTTCTTATCAACATCTGATTTTGTAATTTGAATTGTGTTACCAACGCCTACATGAGCATTGCTCCATACAGCATCTTCAACACCTTCTCTATCTGTTTTTTTCCATTCGAAAGCAGACATAGGAAGTGTCGCAGTGATATTATCTTTACCTCTGTATACTAAAGCATAGACAGTTGTATCTATATCACCATTGTTGAACTTGTCGCCTTTAGACGAGAATAACTCTGTCTTATAAACTACGTCATCCATAACCTCATCGATATCAGCTTGTATATCTTGTATTGCATCGTCAGTAAAAACTTTAGCTTTAAAGCTAAGTTGCTTTTCTAGTTCTACTAAATTGGTATCATATGTTCTAAATTTGCCATCAAATTCTTCTGAAATAATTCTAGTTGTATATATTAAATTCGATACAGCCAATAAAGGTTTGTCACCATGAAGTGTTATAAATAAATAATCGTACAGCTCATCATATGAGTAATGGTAATCATTAACAAATTGCAAACTATCTCCGCTATCCGCATAATAAATACCTAATCTCTCATTGTTAGCTGTATATCTTTTTGCCATCTCCTCCCATTTAATTAATAGCATTTTCTTTTCATAGGCTGTGATTAAGTTATCATCCTTGTATTCATCTACAAAGTCAGAGAAAGTCTCCCATCTGTCAACTAAGTTACCGCCTGTTCCAGAACGAATAGTAAATGAGTCTACATCGAATATTGCACCATTGTCATCCATTGTGAATGAGCCAGAGCTATTTGTAATCATTAATTCTTGACCTGCAATTATCTGACCAATCAAACGTTCTGCCACAATACCATCTGGTTTAATAGCTGTTTTCCATGTTTCTCCATTGTCTTTCGATAATGCTATAACGCCAGACTGCATAATAACTACTTCGTCTGGAAAATCTGGATTTCTAATTATTACTCCACGATTACCAACTTCGACTGAATTATTTACACCTGCGATAATTTTGTTTTTTGTAGCATCCCATTCACTTGTAAGCATATTGTTAACCTGTTTAGATAAAGCATTTACTTTATCCCATTTATACTTATTGTTCTGAATAAGGGTTGAAGCACTAGAGTTGCTATAAAGTAACTGTACTAGTTTTTCTGTTTCACTTAATAAGCTTTTAGTGTTAGCTATTACCAAACTAGCTTCTTCATTTTCTAAATCATAATTTATTTCAATAATCTTAGCCATATACTCAATATTCATTTGACCATATTTGACTTTGATTAAATCACCTAGAACTAACTTGTCCCAATAATATTGCTCTTCTACGACATCCATTAGATTATCGATAGATACTTCAATAACTACTTTAGGCTCTCTTAACTCTACAAATTTCGCTAAAGCATCATTGTATAATTCATCAACATCTATATACCTATCATCTCTCCAAGTGGATTCGATAACGAATAGATTTAATTCTTTAAGAATTTCAACCGTAAAATTTGCTTGATTAGATATTTCATCATGCAATGTATTGAGCTGAGATTCCAAGTCATCAAATTCTTGTTGAAGAATATTTACAACAATTGCTTGATTATCTATTTGAGATTGTTTAGCATCTCTATCGGCTTTTCTCGCTACTATACCTGCTTCATCTTCTGCTGATTGTGCTATATCTAAAAGTTCCAATATAGAATCTCTTTCAGATACTAAAACATCTAATACTGATTGTTCTGCTACTAGCTCTGCTCTCTTAGTTGAAAGCTCTGTGGTAATACTTGTAACTTCTGGTGAATTAGCATCGACTAATATTTTATGGTCTAGTATGGCATGACATAATGCATCTGACATGAAGTGTGAGCTTTTTATTACACTTTTATTAGCACTACGTTCGAATGGGTACATGAAGAAACTGAAATCTTCAATATATCCTTGCCCCGTAGGATTCACTGAATGAATACTTAGCTCCTCACTACCATAAACCCACAATCTTGTAATCATTTCATCTGTAGTTCTACTTCTTTTTACAGAGTTTAAAAATCTACCATAGTCTACAGTCATACCTTTAAATTTGCCATGTTTAGACATATCTTTTAGTGATATAGTTCTATTGCTATCATTCCATATCAGCAGTCCACCAAATGTTTCTGCCCACTGAATAATACAATCCATCTCATTTGAATCATTACCAGATTCGAATGAGCGAAACATCCCATCGAACATAGGGTCTACTTCACCCAATGTCCACACTCCGCTTTGTAATAAATCTGTCGCCATTTCTGTAGCGTTCATAGATTCTGTTTCAAATCCACTAACACGTTTCCCTTTAAGTTCATAGCCTAAAGAGAATGTAGTTACATTGAAAGAATCTGCGTCATCACTATCTTCCTCAATTCCATCCACTATGTACCATTCTTTGTAAGCACCCATACTAACTCTTATGAGCATTTTTTCTTTAATAGTTTCAACGTGAGGATTTTTCACCTTTAATCCCGTAATTTTATCTTCTACAAAATGAGGGATTGAGAAATTCAATTCGTTGATATTTCCTAACTTTAATGATAGGTTATCTGCATATTTCTCACTAACATGAGATATTATCTGCTTGTTAGGCTTTGCGATATGCAGTTTAGCTTTTTGCGGTTTCTTCTTGTAGTCAACATCAATAAACAAATCCTTATGCCCCCTTTCTAATTTCCTTTAAATCGTAGACCTCTAATAATTCTATCGGTGTAATATTGCCCAAGTTTACATTATGATTCCTCTTTACTCCTGCCTTAAAATAAGCTAGGTCAATAAGTTCAGAACATATTATTCTATTTTTTATATTGAAAAACTTAAGTCTCTCTCCTTTAAATAATAGAGATATAGCAAGACCTATAATATGTAAGTAATCATACTTTGTACCTAAAGAATCGTGAGCATATTTAATTATCATATCTCTCTGTGATTCTGGCTTATCTCCTGTAGAAAAAATAGAATAACTATCATCAATTACTATCGTAATAATACGTGTTTGTATGAATCTATTTGATTCAATTATAGTTGCAACACCTGTTGGCTCATCATAAGAAATAATAAGTCCTACATGAGTATATTCACCTTTTGTAAGATTGGAAATAATTTTTGATATCCATGAATTTGTCTTTCTGAAAAACAGTATATCTCCTACCATCTTTATCACTCTCTTTATTATACCATTATTTGTAGTAATTGTCAAATTTAATACTACTATCAGAATCGATATCTATTCTTAAATCTGAACTGTATTTGACAATTTCCTGTTATTTTAAATGTGTTCAAACCATAGATTAATCTAGGAAACTCACCGACAATTTTATCGTATCTGTACACTCCAATAGCATCTGTCTGAATTATTTCTTTGTGGCAATCGATATAAATGTTTTCTAGATTAGTTAAGTCTCTTATTTCAAATATGTCTCTATCATCTAGATTTTCTATGATAATAGTTCCTATGCCATTTTTTACTATTGATATTTCTGGATAAATATCAAAATGACCATCTGTTTCAATTGTAATGGTCTTTGTTCCGATTACGGTTTCCAAGTTTGTTGTAATTATTGGAGAATAAACGTTTGAGGAATCGCATCTCATAGTGATAGTTAAATACCCTTGTTCTAAACCATTATGTACAATTTGTGGAGAACTAATAGGCATACACATGTAAACCTTGCTCTCACTTCCTTCAAAAAATAAAGGTCTATAATAATCAGCAAACAACCATCTGATTATTGAATCTACCATCTCATCTGTATAACCCTCTTCAAATGCTAGTACCATATCAAACTCCAATGGAGAATCTTCAACGCTATGTAGAATAGGTTTGCTATTCCCTTTAACCTTCGTTTCATTTAATTCTCTTGAAGCAACAAACGTTTCTTCATACATTCCGCTATCAATAACAACGTTGATTAATCCATAGACATCAGACCAAACAC